ATGGATCATCATAATCAATGTAATTATGTGAATCCACAAAATGTTTCACTTGACTGGGAATGTTTTATAATTAGTAAAAGTGAAATGTTGTTAGATGGTGTACCAAATGAACTTATCAACACTTGGTTAGATAAAGACATTATTACACCATTTTCGATAAGAAATGATGAAATAAACTTTAAAACAAAAGATATTTGGGATGCACTAATACATCATAATTGGTACTACTCAAATTAATTTGCCATATATAAGCTAATAGCTCTATTTGTAGTTTCAATTAATTGATGATCTGTGTAATTAGACATCACATATGCTCTAATTACTTGGTGTCTTTCTTCTAATCGAGGGAATGCTTTATCTTCACTAACGTGTTCGGCCAATATACCAAATGGTGTGTTATCATTTTGAAAACCCATGATGAAATTGTAAAACGTCATAAGACTTGCCCCCTTCATTTATTAAGCGCTATTTAAAGTGTTATTATTAATCTTATCAGAAAACTAGTATTTGTAAATGTGCAAAAGTGATTTTGCACATTTTTTTGATATCTGATTCTAAAAATATTAACGAATTATACAACTTTAAGAGTTTTTAGTATGTAAATATTCTTTTCATATTAATACTATACATCCCTATATATGCTCACTTGTTTGAATTAATAAACTTTAGCATTCTACAAATAATATTTTAAAAATAACTATACTTTTTATTTACCTATTGGAAAATAGTGTTATCATATTTATTAAGAAGCTATTTTTATACTAGTAGGTGTCAGTCATGAATAACATTTTGTTAAATGCTATCAATATAGTTATTACTACCACTTTTGTTATCTTTAATATTTTAATCACATATAATAAAGATTTAGATGATTTATGTTGGCTCCTGCCTGGTATTATCATTTGTGGTGTGATACTCATCGTATCCTTTACCATTGCAATGATAACTAAAAACTGGTTAAGTGAAATATTATTTTTTATAAATATCGTACTCGTTCTCTATTACATTTATCCTATTTTTTATAGTTTTATAGGTTAATAATTACGGTATATAAGGAGGGTTTCACATGTCTTTACATTTTGCAATTCTGTTTTGGCTAGCATTAATTTTCTTAGTTGCCGCTACGTTTATACTCGTATTAATGAAAAAAACTGGCAAAGAATCTAAAAAAGAGTCCTATTTAAGTTTCACTGTCATTCTCTATATTTTTGGATTCGCTATATTAATATACACATTTATATTTGGTGTGCTATAAATGAAATTCATTTTATATCCAGTCTGAAACGTCTCAATGATGTTTCAGACTGTTTTTTATTCTTAATAGACATTTCACACTCTCATACTTTAATATTTAAGATATGTTTTAGTCTTACAAGCTTATTAAAGATTACAATTCTAATTTAAGACTATTTACATATATTTCTTCAACAAGGAGCTTTTAAGTGAACTATATTAAACGAACGATAATTTTACTTATATTATTCGTTGTCGTATCCCCTATAAACTCACCAAAAACAATTGCAGATAATAAGTATTCAGAAATTCAAGATGACAAATTCCAATTACAACCTGGTGATATTATTGTTACAAAAGGCCCTGTCATGTGGGGATTTTTTGGTCATTGTAGTATCGCGATTGATGATAAAACGATTTTACAAATTGAGGGGCCTGGCGACAAACCAACTACACAATCCTTCGAATCTTTTAAATATAATTATGCAAGTGGCAAAAATGATTGGATGAAAGTTTATCGTTGCAGCTATCCTGGTGCAGGTAAAAAAGCGGCTGAATGGGTTAAGAAAAACTATGAAAATACAAATCATCGTTATCTAGTTACATTAAATTTGAACAGCAAAAAATTTACGTATTGTACTAAAATTATCTACCAAGCTTATAAATTTGGTGTAAGTGAAAAATCAGTTAAAAGTTATGGACTACATATTATTTCACCCTATGCAATTAAAGATAATTTTATAGATCCATACAAACTAAGGCTTGTAAAAGCTTATTAACACAGTTTCATCAAATAGTTAAATTAGTTTGTGTTTTGCAATAAATTGGGTATAGATTACAAATGATATTTCAGGAGGCCCAATATTTTGAATGAACTAACTAAAGAACAAAAGTATACAATAGCTAAATTTTACAAATTATATATTGAACGTTCGAATAATGGAGAAACAGAAACAGTCGCTAACTTTTTTGGCGATGCTAAAGATGCACGTGAAAACTATTTTTGCGATCGTGATTATCAAGACTTCTTAACTAACTGCCAAATTTTAATTCAAAACAAATACTTAACTGGTGAAATTTTGGACGATAACATTTACAATATTTCTATTTTAAACAAGACATTTATTGAATTTGAACAAAATTTTGGTTGAACATGAATGTCTCAACTATAAACTTTTTAACCCTATTTTAAAGCAGGAGTGAAAAACATACATGAGTGAATGGCATATTAATAATCAATCTACAAAACCTTTTTTAATACAACAAGCGGAAAAGCAATTGTCTATTGTTAAACCATTGCCTAATGGTAGCTTCCAAATACTCACAGAAATAAATTTGGAGAATGGCAATATTAGTAACATCGATCATTCTTTACTTGTTTCAGTAGACCCCAAAGCATTAGAAATAAGTATATTTGACGCTGTAAATTAAACGCAATATTTTTATTTAATTATTTTAATGTTTCGCCTTTTAAATGAAAACAAGATTACTGAATTATTATGAGATTTTAAAAACAATAAATATTCTCAATAATTAATCAGTCTTAATAAAAAATTAACAAAAAGTTGATTAGTTAAATTATTAATTAAGTAGTAAGATATTATGCGATGTGGTATCCTATTATTGTTAAACATTTTGAGTGTTTAACATTACTTCTTGTTATCGCCATATACAGACTTTAATTCTCGTCATTATTAAAGTTCTGTATTGGCGCTTTTTTTATTCAAAATCAAAAGTCGGACAGATGAAAAGTAAAAAACTTTTCCATCAATTCGATTTATTATAGAACCATTATATATTGTTAGATCTCCACAATTTATTGGACAAAAAAATAACGGCTAGTGCTTTTACCACACCAACTGTTATCGATTTAAAGCATAAAAAAACAGCCCTATAATAAGGACTGTTTGAATAAGTTAAAATTACATTTTAACTACGTTTGCAGCTTGCTCGCCACGGTCGCCTTCAACGATGTCGAATTCAACTTTTTGGCCTTCTTCTAATGATTTGTATCCATCTTCAGCGATTGCTGAGAAGTGTACGAATACGTCGCTACCATCTTCTCTTTCGATGAAACCAAAACCTTTTTCTGCATTAAACCATTTAACTGTACCGTTATTCATATTGAATACCTCCGTCGTGCTTTTGCACTAAATATTTTGTAACAAATTCATAAATGAAAAGGAGAATATTCTATATAAATAACTCACATTTTTCTTCACGCTCTTTATTACTTAACTTTCATTATACACTTTTAAATATAGAAGTAAAGCATTATTTTATTTTCTGTGATAATACACATTGAACTATATAGTAACATTCCATTTTAATACTAAATTTAAAATTTTTATTTTCTAATATTAAATACACTTGCTTTTGATACTATTTACTTTTTTAATTCTGAATTGATAATAAATCATATCGTGATCTAAAAATTATAAAAGGGCCACTAGCAGCAGTGACACTTTTACAATGAGCATTATTGACCTGAATCAGCGTTGTCTTCGCTCCAAATATTTAATTTCTCTTTTTTCGCTTGTGCTTCACTTTTTCTTAAAAGTTGTTCATGTGTATTGTTAGGTTTATAAACATAAGCAACTTTAGCCAAGCCTTGACGAACTAAAGCTTCGTTTACCATTTTTCCATCAGCATAAATATACGCTAAGCCACGTCCATATTTATCAGTTCTTTGACCTTTGTCAAACTCGACTTCAATTTTATTTGCATTTTCTACCATTTTTTTCGTAAATGCACTTGCTTCAGGGCCATATTTCTCTACACCTTTTTTAGGATGCTTTGTTTCAGGTGTATCAACTAATAATAGTCTGAATGTCATTGGTTGACCTTTGTACATTAATTTAACCGTATCACCATCAATCGCTTTAATTAATGTCGCAGGTTCTTTATGTAATTTTTTAGTTGAAGTTGCACTATATACTGTTGGATCTTCAGAACCACTTCTATTTACGCCGTTATCTGTTTGTGATGCATTTGCTGAGCTACTTAGACTTGAAACTACAACTAAAGTTAACACTAAGCAACTAGTAGCGAAAAAGAAAAACCTCTTTGCGTATTGCCCTTTCGAAACATTACTGATAGCCATCCCTATAAGTAATATTGAAACAATTGCCATACATATGCCAGCACTTAATAAGTATTCTGTCATAACTAACACCTCTTTCTTTTTAGTTAATTTTAATATTAAACGTTAATTAATTATAATTCTACATTTTTACAATTAATTAATAAAAATTTAATAATTATAATAAAATAACTATACTTACTTTTATGTATTTTCTATATTTTAGGTGTCAGAACTTATATATTTAGCCTTATTTGTAAAATTAAAAAGCCTACAACATGAATCGTTGCAGACTATCATATCGAGACAAAGAGGTTTATTAGCGTCTCTATATCTATGCGGAATTTGAAAAGATTATTTATTATATTTACGGGGATAAATTGTCATTTAAAAACGAGATGTATAACTTATAATTTACTTTGGATTAGCGTTTTTCAGTTTTCTCTATTTTATTATTCACTTTATCAATTTGTTTATTTAAATAATTTTGGTGAGACTGACTAAGTGTACTTACTTTTGCAGTTGCCTTAGCGAGATCTTCATAGCTTTGTGTATCTTTATAATCGTTAATTAAGCTTTGTGCTTCTTTAACATGATCACGTCTAATAACGCGTTTGTCACGGTCTGTGAAATGTGATGAGTCAATTTCACTATAACCATATAACCAACCTTTTTTAATACCTGTTTGATTAGTATGTAAATCATATTCTATGTAGTTGTCATTAGATAGTGCTTTTAATTTATTTAATTGACTCTTTTCTACTATTGAAAATTTCTCCTCAGTAGTAATTTCAGTATGGGTTTGTAAAATATTTTTATTATCCGAATCTTTTACAACAAAATTAGTTTCAACACTCTCTGTCACTAATGCGTTTGCGTGATTAGAATGCCATAATTGAGTTGCACAAATTACACCCATTGTTAGTACTAGTACTTTCCTTTTCATTTATTTATGCTCCCTTATTTGCTTTGATTGTAAAACCGACTTTTTCACCCTGTTTTCTTCGCCATTGAAAATTATATACCAATATTTTAGAAACAATAATTAACTTGCGATGAACAAACTATTAACAATAATCTTGAGTCTTATATTTATCTTAATTAATAATATATTTATTTAAGATTATGTTACTTCCAACTTTCAAAGTAGAAAAACGGTATAATTTGTTGATGGGTGTTTATTGATAAACTGCAAAAAATACAGCCTACAACCACATAGATTGTAGACTATATTTAAAATAATAGGTATTTATCATATCTCGTAAACTTAGTGCCAATTTTTATACTCGTGGTGCTGGTAAGCTACCCTTAAATTCAGGAACGTAGTGTGTAGGGCTATAACTTGGAACAGCATATTGATAATTTACATTTTTGATATTTAATGATGGTTTCCCAATTTTATAACCATTTGATTGTGAAAATGAGAAATATTTCTTCACACCTTTAACTACTTTATAAGAATAGAAGTATTTATAGTCATATGCTTTATTTACTTTAGCATTTTGATGTGTTGCTGTTGTGTTATTTTGGAAACTTGGTACATGCATACGATGTGAATTGTGACCATATGGTGGAATTACCTTGAAACTATTTATTTGTGGCACAACACAAAAGTGATTAATTTTAATGCTAGCATGCCCTGGTGTAACAAATTTATGCGCGTGATATCCAGGAACTGCAAAATGATGCTTGATAATTAAAGATTGAGATGGATGTGTATATCTAGGCGATTCTGATGGTTTAACAATAAAGTGTTTATTAATAGAATCCTTTGCATGATTTACATGTTTATGTACATGTGTTGATTTGTATGAAGTAATAACTTTCTTGTAGTGGGTTTGCGTAGTAATGAAGTGGTGGTTTACTTTGTTTTGCGTAATAAATCTATTTACTTCTGGGCCTTTAGCAACAAAATGCTTATCAACTTGTTGTGAAGCTGGATTGTTTGTTGCTACATTCACGCGATTATTGATTTCTTTGTACTCTGGTACAATGTTTCCTAACTTTGATTCTGGTACGGCAAAGTTTTTATCTACAATTTTACTAGCTGCCGATGAATCTACAATCTTATTCAATTTGTCTTCAGAAACTACAAAGTTTTTATTGTCAGTTAAATTACTAACATTTACTTTTGGCGAATTCTTAAATTCATCGTAAGCTGGAATAATTTTATTAATTCCTGATTCTGGAACTACAAATTTTTTGTCAACACTCTCTGTCACTGATGCTTTAGCGTGATTTGAATTGATAAGTTGTGTAGCAAATAGCGTGCTCATAGTTAAAACTAATAATTTCTTTTTCATCTGTTATTTCTCCTTTATATAGACTCAATATTATAACCAATATAATTTCCCTGTTATATTCACTAACAGCATTATATACCAGAATTTTCAGTATAATAATTAACTTGAAGTAAACGTTGTCTTAACATTTTTATTGTTTTTCAGCTTAAAATTAATTATTGATATTGATAGTTAAGCATAATAATTTTTTCGTAATATAAAGTGAAAAAAGTAATAGTCCACACCTGTTTAGAATGTGGACTATACTAGATTGCATCATTGAAATGATGACTTTGATATTATTTATTGCTAGTTTAAAATGTTGTTATTTTTACGACAAACTCATTATTTGCTTTGCAGCCATGCATTAATATTATTTGCCATTGTATACTTTATTGATTTGTTTATTAAAACGTTTTTGATGACCTTCACTTAAAGTATTTACTTTTTGTTGTGCATTTAATCGGTCTTTATAACTATGTGTATCTTTATAATTATCAACTAACTTTTGAGCTTCTCTAACGTGTTCACGCTTGATTACACGCTTCTCACGTTCAGTTAGATGAGAAGAATCAATTTGACTTATACCAACCAGTGATCCTGATTTTCTACCAGGTAAAGCAGACGTTTCTTCAAATTCAACAACATTATTATGCGTATGATTTGAAGTTGTTGGTGATTGATGCGTTGTTGTGAAATCATGACTTTCACCATTTAATCCAGCTAATGGTTTTGGTGTTTTGTAAACGATTTGTTGCTGAGTTTGACGCTCAACTGTAGGCATTGGTACCTGAGTCGTTGTTTCAGTATATGTAGTCGGTGTTGTTGGTTTCTTTGATGGCGCAGAAACCACAAGTTGCCTGTCGTTTTCGTTGTCGTCTTCGTCATCGATTAGTGAAACCACAGACTCATTTTTAGATTTTTGTCTGTTTATAAATCTTTCTTTTAATGCCTCTGACTTTCTTTGATATTCAGCTTTTTGTTCTTCAGAAATTTCTTGTGTTGTAGATTTATTATTTTGAGTATTTAAACTTCTTTTACTTCTTTTTGATACGTCATTTTTAGCAGCTTCTGTATCTGCTTTTAACTTTAATGCCATAGTCTGATTATGATTTTTTTCACTAGTTAATGCTGGTATACTCTCTGGACGTTCTTGTTGAATTTTTTTAAAAAATTTATCTATAATAAATTCTAAATCCTCTTTTTTTCTATTTAACATCCTTTGATTTACTGCTCTTTTTTTATCCGACTTATCTTGAACTTCTCCAACAATCAAATCTAACTCACTATATAATTCTTCAACTTCGTCCTTATTTGTATTATAGAATGTATACCCTACCATTAATACTTTATTTTCTAAATTGTTTATTTCTACGTCGGCATTATGTTGCTCTGTATTGTTAAAGTCCTTTAAATCACTATTTTTCAGTTGTATTTCTTCAATATCTTTTAAAAACTCTTGTTTATTTTTCTTTAATGTATCAAAAATATAAGAATATCTTTCATGTGTTAAACCTAATAAATCATTCGATTTTCTGCTAATATCTGCATTTTTTATCTTCTTTTCTTCATTTAAAAAATTTTTTAATGCATCATCTTCAGCCATAAATTTTTGTTGATATTTTTTTACAGCCTTTTCATATTCTGGCTCTTCATATTTTTCATAATCAGCAAAAGATAATGATGAAATCAAACTTTCTAAACTATCTCTATAATTTTCGTAAGAATTGGATTTATTACTTTTATCTTTCAATTCTAAAGCTTTTGATACATATGGATTCTTCTCCCCAGAAACCACTGCACTCGCATGATTACTTTCCCAAATTTGTGATACACATAATGCTCCCAATGATAAAACTAGCAATTTATTTTTCAACTGTATTTTCTCCTTAATTTTCCCTAATTAACAACCTACCTTACACCCTATTTTTTCGCCAAGCCAAATTATATAACATCTACCTTTTTAAAATAATTAACTGTTGATGAATTAATTATTAATTATATTCAAACAATATATTTGGAAAATCCAAGTAAAAAAGCCACCTTTTAAGGTGGCTTCTTCATGAATCATATGATTAATTTAATATTATTATTACTTATTTCTTATCTTTATTTTCTTTTTTTCTTCTGAAAAGTAGTAATGAACCTAATGATGCTAATAATCCCCAAATTAGTGACGTATTCGCTTCATCTTCAGAACCTGTATCTGGTAATGGTTCTTTACTATCTTTAGCCTCATTTTTATTAGAAGCATTAGTACCATTTTTAGGTGAATTAGGCGGAACTACATTATTGTTAGAACCTGACTCGGAATCGCTATTTGAATCACTGTCTGAGTCGTTGTCTGATCCTGTGTCACTCGTTGAATCGGAATCTGAATCACTTGATGAATCGGAGTCACTACCTGAGTCTGAATCACTCGCTGAATCCGAATCGCTATCTGAATCGGAGTCACTATCTGATTCTGAATCGCTGTCTGAATCGGAGTCACTATCTGATTCTGAATCGCTGTCTGAGTCTGAGTCACTATCTGAATCTGAATCACTGTCTGAGTCTGAATCGCTATCGGAATCTGAATCGCTGTCTGAGTCTGAGTCACTGTCGGAATCTGAATCGCTATCTGAGTCTGAATCACTGTCTGAATCTGAATCGCTATCGGAATCTGAGTCACTGTCTGAGTCAGAATCGCTGTCTGAATCTGAATCGCTGTCTGAATCTGAGTCGCTATCTGAGTCGGAATCGCTATCTGAGTCGGAATCACTGTCGGAATCTGAATCGCTATCGGAATCTGAGTCACTGTCTGAGTCGGAATCGCTATCGGAATCTGAGTCACTGTCTGAGTCGGAATCGCTATCGGAATCTGAGTCACTGTCTGAGTCAGAATCGCTGTCTGAGTCAGAATCGCTGTCTGAATCTGAGTCGCTATCTGAGTCGGAATCGCTATCGGAATCTGAGTCACTATCTGAGTCTGAATCGCTCGCTGAGTCGGAATCACTCGCTGAATCTGAATCACTCGCTGAATCTGAACCACTATCTGATGTAGAATCACTGCCAGAATCTGAACCGCTATCTGAATTAGAATCGCTGCCAGAATCTGAACCTGGGTCAGAATCTGAATCCTCTGGAATTGGTTCAATTTCACCAGGCTCATCAGGTTGTTCAGGAACAACTGGTTTATCGATACCGTCACCAGAACCTGATCCGTTATTAAATGCTACTTCGTTGTCCCATGACATAGATCTCCATATAAAATTAGAATCATAACCATAAAATGTCGAACGTAGTGCTAAATCACCTGTACTAGCAGGATCAATATGGCCATTAACAACTACAATATACGGTGTTGTAATTTGGTCATCGTCCGTAGGAAATTCTACTTTGTATTGATTAGCATTTGGAAATGAAATTCTAACTTGATTAGTTACATCTTCAAAATCGCTAGGATTCACATAATAACTTTCAGATAAATCATTAGCATTATCGACTCTATAAACTTTAATATCAGTGTTTTTTGCATCTATTAACGCATTACTCTTTGTATTAGGAATTAAATTACCTGTTAAGGCAGGTAACACAACGTTATCTCCGCTTGGATTGACATAAATTGTTTGGCGATACGTATTATTTGTTTTATCGATTTGATCAATCGTACCTTTAATTGATAAATTATGGAATTGTCCATATTTCTCATAGTCGATTAATACTGTCTTACTAGCAGTATTGGTTCCTATGCCAGTTGTCAATGTCACATTACCTGTCTTTGTAACATTTTCAGGGTCAATATAAGCTGGCATAGTAATATTAGCTGTTACATTTTCTTTATTATCAACATAGTCTGTAAATGTATAAATAACATTACCATCACTATCGATTACACCATTTGCCAATACTTGATCTCCAGCCATAATTGGTGGCACTTTAGCAGTTGAAGTTACACCATTTAAGTTTAATTCTTTAGGTACAGTTATTTTGAATGTGTCACCTTTAACAGCAGAATTAGGCACTGAAAAACCATAATTCAGTTTGACATAACCTGCTTGGTGCGGATACACAGTCGTACCAGAGTCAATAGTAACTTTCACATCTGTCAACTGATTCGTAATATCTGTGCCAGCTGCCGGTGCATCTGCAGCTACTGCCGCTAAACTAAATGCTCTCATTCTAGGCGTACTTGGATTAACCGCTTGACTAACTACATCTTTATTACTTGCATCTGTATTCTGTGGAGCTGATTCATTGTTTGAAGGTGTTGCTTCAGTTGAAGTATCTTGCGTTGTTGAAACATTTTCCGCATTTGTAGAATTTTGAGGTGAATTTACAGATGATACTGTATTAGTATCATTAGAAGTCGTTTCATTACTTGTTTGATTCACTAATTCCTCCGCATTTGTATTGCTTGATTGAGTTGTTGCCGGTGTATTAGCTTGATTCGTTGTCGTAGTAGTAGCTTCACCAGTTACCGGCGTTTCTTCCGTAGTTGCATTTGTTGATGATGATTGTGTCGTTTCCTGTTGTGCTGGATTTTGCGCCACACTCGTTTCGCCATTATTAGTGTTTGACGATGTTTTAGTATCACTCACGTTTGTGTCGTCTGTTTTAGGTGCAGCACTAACGCTACTTGAATCATTACTTTTGCTTTCGTTACTTGCGCTATCAGATTGCGTAACACTATTTTCACTTGCATCTGCTTCTTTACTGCTGAGTAGTCCAAAACCGATTAACGTACCTACAAGCACTGAAGCCACGCCAATCGATTTTTTCCGAATTGCGTGTTTTTCTTTTTTCTTCATATTCATTTTATTCCCTCTTTTTAAAAAGTCATTTTATATTAACTATATACCCTTTAAAGATATATTTAATCTCTGTTAATGGAATTATACACTAAAATTGCATTATAGCAATTAATTTGTATCGATATTTTATTATCCACAATAATACTTTACTAACAAACATTTTATTTATTGCTATTTTAAGAATTACAAACGACAACGTACGATTTGATTGCAAACATTTTTTATTATTAATATGAACTCTACCTAATGTAATCCTAGCTTTAAATCATATTTTTTCAAAAGCAGATGTGTAATTTATGGTACCTGTTTTTCCCGCTAAACTGTTCACTTTTAATTCTTTAATTAAAAACGCTTCGTCTGGTATACCATCATATGGTGGATAAATGTCGTACATACTTGCGCGTTGATATCCTAGATTGGCATAATACGTCGGCCATCCTAATACACTGATAAAATTATATCCTTTTAATATTGCTTCTCGTTCTAATGCTTGAATCAATCGCTTCCCAATACCTTTATTTTGATGATGAATATCAACAGATACAGGTGCTAACACTAATCCAATTTCCCGTTGTGCTCCGTTATCAAGATAAACTTCACTTAGTAAACCGTGCCCTACAACTTCGTTTTGAAGAACAGCTACTATTTCTAAGTTATTGTCATACGTATCACTTAGACGAATTTGGTCTACTAGCTCTGATTCATTACCATAACCATGTTCACTATTTTCAAATGCCGTTCTAATTAACTGGTCAACTTGAGCAAAGTCATGTTGATGTATTTGTCTAATTTGCATCTTTGCCCCTCCTTTTAGTTCTATCTTATAGAAAAATGCATTACAACATAAAGTAATATTTTATAGTAATGACGCCATTATTTCATTAAAATTGAATGATATTTTTCGCAATAAACAACTACCCTCTTAAATCAATTTTTAGATAAACTGCAAATCATAAATTTCTTTATTATTATAAGTATTAAAACGGTCGATTTGACCTTTTAATATAACTTCCTGTTGTTTGCGACTTACATTATGATAATAAGTCATACGTACATTCAAATCAGCTTCATAACCATTATTCTCAATCGTTCTTTCTAATTCTTCGTACACATTTTTATTAATTGGTAACATGTACCCTTCTTTACTAGGTAAAATATTCACGTATTTTTTCTGAATGACTTTATCATTACCCAATAAAACCTCTATTGCAATTTTTTTAGCAGCACCGCCACCTAAATTATATAGTTTAATATAATCTTTATGATGATGCTCTTCTGTTGCCGAATTCATTATATTAAGTTGATCCTTCTCCCTTTCTAATAAAATTTGGTTAAAACCTAAAGCTGGCAGAAAGCTAATTTTCATTTGATAAAGTTGAACTGAAACTGATACAAAATAAAATAAAGCCATAATAAATGTTCCAATAGATCCTATAGCTGAAATGATATTAATCATTAAGATATCAACCTTCCCATAAGAAATTTATATGATTAATTTCAAACTGAAAAAGCATTTTACTTAATCGTTTATATCCAAAAACAATCATTTTAAACGTTATATTCGACTGCTCATATAAAAAGTTTTGCTTTATAGCCTTAAGTAATTTTTTAACCATCAAGTACGATTATTATTACGGCAATCTATTTGCATTGACTAAAAAATACAATAACGCTTTTAAGAGCTCCCATCTTTGACCAGTATTTTCCAAATTAATAACACATCTTCTTCAATACATATTCATCTCATACAAATAAGTTGATTTTTTTATTTTTACAAACGTAATTTCTTAACAAATCAAAATTTTACATTTAAATCTTTCGATATATTACAAGTTTTTTAAAAAAGTAATATATTTCTATCAATAAAAGTAATATAATATTAGTAATTATAGTTTCATTAATTTATTGCAACAATACATAGGATCATTATTACAAGAATTATTTAATATCATCTTAGAATCTCACAAAATATCAACTTTGTTTAATTACTCAAAATGATAAGTCATTTAGAGTTTTTAAAATAAATTTTTGCGAAATAAAGGAGACATGTTAAATGAAAAAAGTAATGGGGATATTATTAGCAAGTACACTTATCTTAGGTGCTTGTGGACATCATCAAGATAGTGCAAAAAAAGAGAGCGCTAGTCACAAAAAGAAAGAAAATGACAATGAAGAATTAAATGAAGAACTTAAAGAATTTAAAAGCAAAAAAAATATGGATATAAAAATTAAAGGCGATACTATTGTTAGTGACAAATTTGAAGCTAAAATAAAAGAACCGTTTATCATCAATGAAAAAGATGAGAAAAAGAAATATATCGCTTTTAAAATGGAAATTACTGCTAAAAAAGACGATAAAGATTTAAATCCATCTTCTATTTCTCATGACTATATTAATATCACTCAAGATGATAAAAATACAGTAAATAAATTAAGAGATGGTTATCTTTTAAGTGATAAAAAATATAAAGATTGGACAGAACATAACCAAGATCAAATTAAAAAAGGCAAAACTGCACAAGCCATGTTTATCTATGAGTTAAGAGGTGATGGAAATATTAATTTAAATGTCCATAAATACTCAGAAGATAAAACAGTTGATTCTAAATCATTCAAATTTAGTAAACTTAAAACCGAAGATTTTTCTCATAGAGCGGAAACAAGAGAAGAAGTAGAAAAGAAAGAAAAAGAATTTGAAGAAGAGTACAAAAAAGAACAAGAACGAGAGAAAGAAAAAGAAAAGCAAAAAGATGACGACCACAGTAGTTTAGATGAAGTATAAATTTGGTTTGTTGATTGTCTTACATTCAGTTATTTAATTTTTAGAGAAACTGACTTATTTATAGCTTAGCCAACATGATACTATAAAACTATGATTAAAAATAAAAAATCTGTGTTTAATGGTGTTAAAGAAATCAGTCCCCGTGCCGGAAAATCATAAAAAAAAGATGGGATAAATTTGTAAATCCCGCATTGAATAATGCATTAAAACAAGAAGAGGCTACATGGGGAAATGTACAAGGTCAAGTTTCACAAGCATTGATGGGAACTGGTATTAAAGATTCTACTGCAAGAAGCATAGGGTTTTGGGTTTCCCAAGTTGGTCAAGCATTAATATAAAAAGAGTGTGATAAAATGAATAATGAAGAATTAGAAATGAGATTGTTATTAATGAAACAATCAATAGAACAATTACAAGAAGAACTAGCGCCTAACTTAAAAACTAGAGATTTAGTGTTATTAAGATATATGTATTCATATAAAGAAATTAATATGCTAGATTCTTACTTGTTCCAATTGGCTACAAATAAAGAGCAAATAACAAAAAAACAATTTAAAACAAAATTGGAAAACATTAGAGAAGTACCAGAAATACCTATTAGACAAGTTAATGATATATTAGAAGGTTATAAAAATAGTGAGTTATATGTTGAGTTGATAAATAGCATCCTAAAATAAAAATAAACATACTAAGATTAGCTATGAAGGAATCTATGACGATAGATTTTTTCATAGCTATTTTTTATAGTTATAAAGAGGAGTAGTCTGTTCTGACTCTTGGATTTTAAATCTGTATAATAAACAAGTAAGCTTTACTCTCGCCTTTTAAAATTCGTTTGTAGTATGTTGGGTTCTTAAAATCGTGAATAGGAAAATGCAATGAGAAAGGTTAAGTAAAGTTTTTAACTTCTCATTTATTCAATGGAGAATTTTTTATCGATTACTTAGACATTAATATTAGTAAAAGAAGTAGTGTAGTTGCAAATTATAAAAACTAAAAATTCCAAAAAGAGTTTATCATCCAAAACAATAAAAATGGCTACAATGGTATGTTGTGAAATGCATTTCTTAACTACGACTTCTTTTATTTCCGTCTCGTCAACTATTGCTGATTGTGTTAATAGGCATATTGATTCTAATGAAAATATCAAAACTCGGCTCATCTCTTTATAACTACACCCACTTAGTGACGTAACAAAAATGAAAAGTTCTTTTTCAGTAGCCATTTATCCAATTAAGTGTAGACGATTCACATTTTTATATTGACATATATAACATGGAGAATTTTTTGCGTATAAAGAAGTTTCTTCATGAACAATGTTGAATGTAAAACTCAGAATCCAACTTTTTTGACACTTATTTGACACACATCACTGTCCCCTTATATCTCAAAAACTAATTCATAATCACTTATTACTCTTTCCTCCATCAAATAAACACCTATACAAACACTGCTATATCAATACTCACAACAAATTCTGCAATGCATTATCCCCTGAAAAACACATAATAAAAAAGCCTACATCCACAAAGGTTGTAGGCTACAAATATGGAGACGGCGGGAGTTCATTAAAGCGTTTATCTATTCATGTATAACTCGCTATAAGCATTGTCATATCAACGTTTAAATTGACTAATCAGTTGTGTGTAAAATGTTAAAATTGATAAAACTATATAAATTTGTGCACCCAACATCACCTCATAATTAACGTATTCAAATACGTATTCACTGCCTGCAACGTGTGGGATGATACATATTTTTCTATAACTCTTCCTTTATAACCTTTTGTATTTTTTATGAATTTCCTAAAATTTATTATTCAACTTATATTTATAATGTTATTATAAATATAATGAAAAGGAAGTGCCTAATATGAAAAAAAGATTATTATTTGTAATTGTTATTACTTTATTTATTTTTTCTTCTAATCATACAGTCTTATCTAACGGCGATGTAGGTACAGGAAACCTAAGAAATTTTTATACTAAATATGAATATGTGAATTTAAAGAATGTTAAAGACAAAAATTCACCAGAATCACACCGCTTAGAATACTCGTATAAAAATGATACATTGTATGCTGAATTTGACAATGAATATATAACTAGTGATCTAAAGGGAAAAAATGTCGATGTTTTTGGTATAAGCTATAAATATGGTTCTAACTCTCGTACTATATATGGTGGTGTTACTAAAGCAGAAAACAATAAATTAGATTCGCCAAGAATAATACCTATAAATTTAATTATCAATGGCAAGCATCAAACAGTTACAACTAAAAGTGTTTCTACAGATAAAAAAATGGTTACCGCACAAGAAATAGATGTCAAACTAAGAAAATACTTGCAAGATGAATTTAATATTTATGGACACAATGATACTGGTAAAGGTAAAGAATACGGCACTTCTTCAAAATTTTATAGCGGTTTTGATAAGGGGAGTGTAGTATTTCATATGAATGATGGTTCTAATTTCTCGTATGATTTATTTTACACAGGATACGGTCTTCCAGAAAGCTTCTTAAAAATTTACAAAGATAATAAAACTGTTGGTTCAACACAATTTCATCTAGATGTCGAAATTTCAAAAAGATGATTCCAATTATTATAGTTTAGATTCACTGTATAAATAACCGCACTTTCTATTAATATAGAAGTGCGGTTTAATCTATATATATGCATCCTAAAAAGGCAAGCACCGAAGTACTTACCTTTCGAATATATCTAATACTTTCACTTTTTATATCAAAATCGGATTAACATTATCCATTCTTTGTTGTAAGGTGGACTTCTATCTTCACACTTTTAGAATCAACCGTTTTATTGTCGTTGTACATCATTAAATATTTAGATTGGTCAAACTTATCGCCTGGTGCAGGCATCATATCATACCAAAAAGTATTGCCGTTATTTTCAATAAATTTTATATATCCTGTTTCATATGGTGAACTGTTAAACTCATACAAATTTTTTTTATTAATTAAAAAATTCCTAGCTTTTATGTCTAGTTCTTGAGCTGTTACACTTTTCTTATCAGTTTGCACTTCAAAAGAAATTGTGTTTCTTTTATTTTCATAAACTCTTATAAGTACATTTTGTAAGTTCCCATTATCAAAGTGGTTTCCTTCATGTTTTGTTATTCCTCCATACATACAAGTTTTACCACCTGTAACTTTACCTACATTATCTTTGGATGAAAAATAGCAGTTTACATAGTAATTTGATCCATACACATCAACTACTTCATCTTTGTACTTCTTTGCTAAATCTTCATTTAATAACTCTGTTTTCACTTTGTCATAATTTTTTAGTTTTTTATCACTAATGTTATAAATTAAATCATGTGCCAAAAATTTATCTACAGACATAACTTTAGTTGCTGATACATAATGATCATCATATAAATATTTCATATTACCCATCGTACCAGTAAACTCACTTGATTTGTGCAACTCATCTGGCGTAGGGTCTGGTTGGCTCTCTGCTAATACGTTAGGTGTAAAAAGAACTAGTATAAGTGCGAATATCAAAATTACGCATGAAATAAATCGACTCTTATTCATTTTTATCTCCTTCATCCAACATTCCCAAAAAGTATCTAGATACACTTTAAATATATGTTATAATCTTAAATATTCAATTAAAAAAATATTAAAAGAAAATTAATTATATTTAATGATTTCACGTTATTTCTAAGAATTAAGTTATGCTTTGAAAATTAATTAACTATACTTCATCTGAACTTATATACAAAACTCTTTCTCAAGGAGAAACAGAGGATTTCTAAGCATCTTGAATTAATAACATTGTATATATATTCACACTCTTATAATTAATGCATTCAATTTTTCAAATTCTAAAATTGGTTTCTACTGTTAATTTTATATTCTTATATTTAATCTTATAGTCAAAATTATTTTTTTGCTGTTATAAGGAACTAGCTATATATTATACAACTACTATAACAACTCAATATTAAATGCCTTATGTGTTAATTGTCTAATTTGCTATAAAACTTAGTAAGTCATATAGTCGATTCCTATCGTATAGAGATATAATAATAGGCAAGTACCGAAGTACCTGCCTAAATAACAACAAGATTAACATGTGAATAATGGAAATAAAAAGTCAGCCCGAAGGTTAACTTACGAATAGATGAAAATTTGAACACATTGCTGTGTCTAAAAAGATTATAGCATAAATGACGAATATTTCTAGCTCAAAATTATTATATTTTAATGATAAAATATTATAGATTTGTTAATAATTATTTAATTGATTTACTTAAATAATTATTGTAAATTTACTTTGTAATCGATTGCAAATAAGTTATAGGAGAAAATAAAATGAATAAAAAACTATTAACAAAAACATTGATAGCAAGTGCATTAGTTTTAACAACAGTAGGTTCAGGTTTTCATTCTTCTTCAAATTATAATGGTATTAATAACGTTGCAAAAGCTGCTGAAACAACAGACGGACAGTTGTGGAAAAATGTAAGAGATGCTTTGAAAGAGGCTAATATAATTGATGGAAATGAAAATGAAACAATAGATGTTAATTATAAATTGAAAAATGGTAGCGAAAATAAAATTTCAGCAAATGGGAACTCTAATGGAGATTTTTCGAAACAAAATATAGATATTGAAAGTTTAACTACTATTAATATCAAAAAAGTAAATATTAGTAATTTCAACGAAAGAATTGATGCTAATAATACATGGAAGAATTTAACTAACAAATTAAAAGGACAGAAAATCATTAAAGATGGTGATAAAGTAACCATTCATAGTAAAGACCAAAAAGATCCTAAAATCTCTGGAATAGTTGGACAAGATTTTACTGAGCATAAGAATTATATGTTATACAAGAAAGACATAGATAAAATAACTATAAACTAGTTATAGATAAAGACAGGTTACTTTTAATGTAACTTGTCTTTTTTTAAAGAGGCAGCATCTCAAATATTAATTTATAATTTCTAAATCTATATCTATACTTTATCTATTTCTATATACACACTCATCGTTTACTGCAACACAGGGCGTTTCTCAGCGTAAAAAAACGCCACTTTATAAGTGACGTTTAAATAAAAGGTTTTACTAGCTGGAATGTTTGATACTATTTTTCATTAACTATATCACCGTTTCTTACTAACTCATGTTTTTGTTTAAAACACAATTCTAAGTCCATATCTTCTTGTAATTCATGAATTTTTTGTTGCATCAAATATAACAAACTTATTTTATTAAGTTTTAGTAAATCTTCTTTTGTAATAGATATAATATTAATATCATTTTTAAGGTGAAGTTTTTTGCAAAGTCCATGACCATTATACCAACCATTACCAGTTAACCCATATGGAGTAATTAAGACGCCAAGTTTAATATTAGCTACATTTAAAATTGAGAAAAACTTTCCTATATAAGTGACGCCAAGTTTTCTTGAATAATTCTTACACTCAAAATAAATAACATTTTCAACATCGAAACTATAATGATTTTCCACTAAAACTAGTTGAGTAGTCTTTTCTACCCTTATATCTATTTCATTAGTTGAAGTTCTTTTATTTGATGTTACATTAAAAAGACCACTATTAGAAAGTATGTTAATCAAAATTCTTTCTAATCTATCTCCCTTTTCTTTAGTAGAAACTGATGGCTTTTCTAAAATTGATAAATCTTTAACTAGAGTCTTATATTCTTCTGCATCTAAAACAAATTGTTCATCAATGTCTTTAAAACTTACATTCTCTAAAGTTTCCATCAAAAATTTAATATCTTCATTCATTAGAAATCACTTCATATACAGGTCTTATTATTTCATTTGTTACTTCAATATTTTCATCTGTTTCCTCATTATAAACACTTTCTGGAAGTTTACCTAATTTATATAACCTATTGCTAGAATATTCTGGGGTTTCTATTTTAAACCTCAATGATACTAAATCGTTTTTAGAAAGTTCATTCATTATTTTAATTACATCACTCAAAGGAATATTAAACCGTCTCTTATAGATACTCGGGTAAATAATTTTTCCCTTTTTCAAACTATCTATCAAAGCCTTTTCTAACTCTTTTTTATTAGACACCTCTTGAGAAGAGATTACTGAATGTATTATATCTTGATAATATGGTTTTTGTAACATTTTTCATTTCTTCCCTTCCTTGTCTTTTTATATAGTCTCCACTGTAATAATTTAATAAAGTATAATCCTTTCTTGTTGATACTTCAAATAAAAACTTGACTTGAGTTTTTTTATTAAAACTTAAGGTAACCCATGGTAACTCAGATTCTTTTTCCAATTCATCAATGTAATCATTAAGTATTTTATAACCTTCTTGTGATTCCTTAAATAGTTCAGAATTATCTTCTAATAGATTTTTAATTTCGTCTAAAATAGGAAGTATTAATACTTGAGAGCTTGTTGAATCTAAAGTTGCTTTGGCTCCGCCGTTTATATTCATTGACTGAGCGCTAACTATTAAATCAGTTTCTTCGGCATCTTTTCTTATACACTGAATTGTATATTCAAAATCTAAAGCTAACAGGTTAGTTAATAATTCAGATTCAAGCCACTTTCTTATACCATCTATTTTTTTTATATAAAAGCTTGTAGATGCATTTTCTCTGTATTGAGGCGGTATATTTTCAGTAGAAATACATAAGTAATCTTTTTTATCAAGTGTTATCTTTGAAATCAAGGTACCGCTTAATCTTTTAGAATTATCGATCCTTTCATCAATCAATTTAATACCTGTTTGTTCTTCCAACATTAAAATGCTTTGATTTTCAATTTCTTCATCAAAAAAAACAGTTCCTTTTTGAGTTTCTTCTAACTTATCCTTTAATTGTTTAAATCTTTCAGAAAATACATCTTGATCTACTTCAAAAATTGCAGAATATTTATAAAACCTATTAAACATAAATTTAATGTAAGCATTTTCCAAAATTTTTGTATCTTCTTCTAAATTTTTAATCAAAAGATTTTCATAATCAGTTTTACTTTTTAAAATATCTTGAAATTTAACTTGATTTGAAATTTCCACATATTTATTTAACAATTGTACTAATTCATCTTTATTCATTTCTTTTATGGTTGTTTTTAATATATTTTTATCCATTTTAGCCTCTTTATATATATAATTTAATTACATACTCTCTTTAAATTCTAAACTAAAATGATGAATTTGCCTACTTTATTTTTATCGTTTTAATAATTTTTGATTACTCCTCAAATCTCCCAATATCATCAATATGAAAATCAGCATTTGGATATTGCTTTTCCAATTCTTTTAAGTCTCGCTCATTCTTCTCATCGTCTTGACCAATACTATCAATAAATATTGGTGTCGCTACATTCATATCCACTTTATCAGTAAAGATACTGTGGTAACGACCCATTGATTCACGAGCTTTCAAGCGATCACTAACTTGGCTTTATAGGTACTTCCACCGTTTCAACATGCTCATTGTATACAAGATTCATACGTCCTGTATCTAGGTTGCGCTCAAACGAACTTTTCTTAACTACAAACTCTTTTGTTTCTGTCTCATCACCAACAGCTGATTTCGTAAGTAAATATAATGTTTCTTTTGCAGTTAATATAGTATCGTCTATAATCTCATCTTTCTTGCTTTGAATATAGTCTTTTACTTTCTCATTGCGCAATAGTCTACTACCCGTTACGTGTGCACTATTTGAGCTATAACCTGCTTTTACGGCACTTTGTGTCACATTAAGTGTTCTAATGTATTCATTCACAAAACGCGCTTGTTTTGCCGTTAACTCACTCATTCTATCACCTCCACAATTTTATCTAATAAGGTTTCATACCATAATCTTACAGATTGCTCTGAACACTCTAAGACATTGCTAATATCTTTAAAACTACGTCCTTGTATTAAAGAATCGAAAATATAAAACTCTTTATCATTAGCTACTCGGTCAACAATCATTTCTAAGTGATTCTTTACAATATGATCATCAATGTTATCGTCTGCCATCCATTCATTAGAATTTTCATCACCTATTGAAAAGAATTCATCGGTATTTATTTCATCATCTATCAACACATCACTTCTAGTTCGCTTATGATAATCACAAACGAAGTCTTTTATTTGCTTTTTATCCATTGTTACACCACTTTTACATATGAAGATTGGTGATATTCATTTACTCGTGCAATCTTACTGTTTTCAATTGCTGTATTTCTTTGTTTTTGACGTTCTGAACGTTGTTTAATACTTGCTTGATACAAATCAACTTGTAAGCGTTCAATGACGTTGTAGGGCTTATATCGTCCATTTGAACGCATATATTTTACAACTTGCTTCTGCTCTTTTTCTGTATAATGATTTAGTACCTTTTTCAACAACGCCATATTATTTATAGATCTATTTTTATAGTTTTGTAACCCTGCTTTTGTTTCAATAATTTTGATAACTAATTTTTCAATCGGATATGAGACAGACACGACCCCCATTATTTCATCACATGTTGTGGTCGACGCACTCATATGGTACATACTTTCAATTTGGAATTCACACATCTTAATTTTTTTATTAATAAATGCTGGGTTAAATTGCGTTAATAGTTGATACTCAGATAGTTTATTGTCGACATTACGATAATATAAAACGTTCTTAGATTTACTCAGTTTCATTTATCCACCCCACTACTTAATAAAGCCAAACCAATTAAGGCTTGGCTTTTGTCTATTTGTTTTTTCTAATATTTACTTTATCAGCTAAATCTGAAATAGTTGGAACATCTCTTACGTTTCTTTTTTCCTCATCGTTCACATCTTCTTTAAGTGCTTCTAAAATAGATAAGCGTTGGTTTTCATCTAATTCAGCATTGTTTATTGCTTCTAATGTTTTACTAAATTGCATTATTTCTTAACCTCCAATTTTTTGTGTTCATTGAAACGAATTGATTTTGTATTAATAAGAAAGTTGTTGAGGTAAAGTACAATCACTTCGCCATATCGTTGTCTAAATAAATTATCTTTTTTCATTTCATTTTGATCTATCAAGGAATCGAACTTATACATATCTTCTCGATATTCTTCATTCATATTGTTGATTTTATCAATAACATTATTAAACTGTTTGATTGTACCTTCTAATTCACGCGCTAAAATTTGTGCTTCCTCTTGATATAACTCAGGAATATTCTTCCTATTCAACAATAAGTCTATGAGTTTTTCGCGCTTAATACTGTTAAATAATTCCTTTTTAATTTCAAATCTTTTATTATCTTTTGCTTTCTCATCTTCTAATTTTGAAATCTTATTAAACGTCTTATCAGCCTCATTATCGTTGCCAACTTTTATATACTCTTTATATTTGGAAGATAGATCTTCAATAGTTTTTGTAGTATTTTCAATTTTAGATTCTAAATTATTAATTTCTTCTTTGTAGCCTTTTACTTCATCGGAATATTTTTCAAATAAATGATTTGTTTTCATTTATGTTACCCTCTTTCATTTCATAGTTATCATGTTACACTTCAATTTCTTCTAGGGCTTTTAAACGGTTCTGACTGCCCTCAATTAAGCCCTTAATACTTTTGATAGCTTCTATCTTATCAGCTTGTGTTTTAATGATGTAATAGCCTCTAGTATCTTTTTTATAGCTATATCCGATAGGATAATGATAATTAATGATTAAGCTTGTAATGACTTGTGTTAACCATCTATTGTTAGCCTTATTCACTTCATATCCCAATTGATTAAGCAGCTTTGTTTTAGTAATATATTTATTAGACGTATTTCTTATCACATTGAGTACTTGGCGGTGTTCATTCGGTAAGTTGTACGTCTTTTCTTTTACTTCAAATTCACTCATTGTCTCACCATGCTTTCTGTTGTTTGCTTACTCTAATTATACCAATTCTACACATCTAAATCAAACTTATGTTCGCTATAAATTGCATTATATCAGGTGTTTAGCATCACCCCTATCCCTCTTAAAACAATAAACAAAAGAAATTCCGTAGTAAAACTTAGTAGTTTCTACAGAACTTAAGTTCCCGTTTTTTACACGAACAAAATACGAACAACAAAACTTTTGCCCTCTTCAAAAATAACAAACATTAACATATATTATCTTTTTAAATTTTTTATACCTTATTAAAACCTTATTACTTTTATCAATATCAAAAACCACTTACCTTTAGTTTCCTTCTTGACGCAATTCTTCGTACCTATCTAAAATCGCACTATTCTTATAACCTACGGAAAAGCTTGGGGTTTTCACTTCTTCTTGATTCAATTGCTCATATTTATCCCTTTTCTCACCATTTTGCAACCCTGGTATAAAACATTGTTTTCTTTCTACCTCAAAATTACTATTTTAAAGTTCTGTACCTCGCTTTTTTTAACCTTGTACACCTTCCTATTTCATTGTTCTCAGAGTCTGCGCACCTTTGGGAAACTTTTGGGTTTTAAAAGCCAACACCTTCCGAAAACCTTACCATTTTAAACTTCTATACCTTGTACAAACCTTGCCGTTTTTTTATAAGGAGCCACATACTACATGCGACTCCCTCATAACATTATTTACTTATACTATAATAAGACGCTTTTAGATCATTCAATTTACGTTCTAACCCCGTGTAATCCTCTTGTGCAGCCTTCTCATCTTGTACAAACTCAGTTACTAATCTCAACCCCTCAACTAACTCTGGTGCTGGTTCATTGATTCCCGTAGCTATCTGATACAACATTTCAATATTCGATATCACATCAGTATTACTCGATTGAATGCCCTCAAGTGTATCGGTATCAAATCCATTTTCTAGGTACTCAAACACATCACTATTATTTGATTCTGCATATGTTTGTAATCCATACATAAAATACTCATCTTCAAATAATTGACTGGCCATCATATCACTAATAGAAAGCTGTTTACCGTCATGTAATTCATAACCTACATAATGACCTTCTATACTTCTTATAAGCCCCTCAGTGTGCTTAGGTGACGCTAATTCAAATGATTGCCTTACTTTACAATCTTTAATATATACATGACCGAATAACTTCCCGTTCATCATCACATAAACCATATCAAACGGATCATTGTATAACTTAAAGCAATACGGTTGTACTTTACTATGTTCTAATAATCCAGTGTAGTACCTTAGTAACGTGCCTGCTCGTGTTTCAAATTCATTTACTACAGTTTCTATGTTCATTGCGTTATCTCCTTTTGAGCCATTTTGCTGAATTGTTCAAACTCACCTGTCTCAGGATTAAATTTTTTAATGCTACATGTGGCTGCTTTATCAATGCACCCCACATCATCACTATCATAAAAATTAATATTATGCGCTTTACTTAAAGCCATACATACAACTGGTGAATACCATACTTCATCAGCTTCTATATATTCGACAAATAAATTTTCGGGTGCTGGTATATTTTGAATTGGTGCATCATGATGAAGTTGATTATAAATTTTCTCTTTGTCATTCATATTAGACACACTCCGTTTCTTTCTTACTAATAGTAAACGTGACAGGTAGCCAATGATCTGTTTTAATATTTTTCGACCTTACAATAGGCAAATCCAAACCTTTACCATCAACCATATAAACAATTGGCTCACAAATATCCATCTCAATACGTCTGTCTTTTTTAAGTTCAGCGATAACATCAAACGCTTCTTGACTCCACCCAATCCAAAACACAACATTGGGATGTTGACCACTTGTATATGCGCCGTCACCTTTATAATCAAAATTATTTTCTTCAAATACACGTTCTATTTCTACAAATGATGTACCAGCATGCGCCTTTATATATTCTAAAATTTCTGACTTTAATTGATTTTTATTCATTTTCTTCCTCCTAATTTTTGATAGGTGCCTCACTGTCTTATTCGAATAGCAATTCAAGACACTTATGAACTTCTTTTTACACTTACTCCCTCAAGGGCTTCACTTAATCTGTCTCACTGTCTCACTGTTTACGACCTACATTTATATATTTTGTATATTGTGTAAATAATTTTTATAAAACTTTACCCTAAAAACTATCAAGACACCAAGACACTTATAGCATGGCATATACTGCCACAAGGGATTGCGGGTGTCTTAAACTTGTCTTATAAGTGTCTTACTGTCCTAAAAATAAGATCTCTAAACTTTAAGTTTCTGATAATAAGAAGCTAAATCTACACTAAAGCCATATTGCTTACCAATACCTTCACCATATCGCGTTTGCTTTTTCACAATGTCACAATAATTTGTATTTCTTAACGCTTTATCAATTTTTCTTAAATGGTGTTGTTGTGGTTGGTCATCTCGTTTCATCATCACTTTCCAAATTTCCATGCTACATACCTTGTCACGCCATACATAAGCACCTGGTTTTGTATTCGGTAATTCAATCAATTTACCATCACCATATAATTTAATATAGTCTTGGTCTATAACACCATGCGCAGACACTCTTTTTTCTTCTAACGTTCTATACCAGTAGTCTGACGGAATAGGACGTTCAAGAAATTCTTCTATTTCTCCAACTAAAGCATCTTTTTCAGAATGAGCTTCTTGGACTTTTAAAGCCATTTCACTCGCTTCTTTATCTAGCAACAATGCTTTATCCGTCGGATTCTCATCAAAATATACTTTAGCTTCGGCAAACATTTGTTGCACAACATCTGGTGTTAGATCGTCAAATGGGCTTTTAGTTGCTTTATTTTTATCTGTCGTAATAGGGAAAAAACGACGATTGCCTGTTTGGTCTTTTAAAAACTCATAGTTATTGGTTGTCCCTACAAACACACACTGTCTAGGATGACGCTCTGTGCGTTTACCATACGAAGCTCTATAAATATCTACAATGGCACTTATAAACCCCTTAATATCTTCAATAGTAGACTTTTGAAATGCCGATAGTTCTTCAATTTCACATATCCAAGAACCCTGCAATTTCTTATAGACCTCATCACCTTTAAACGTTTTAATACTTTGGTTATACCAATGACCTCCCAATTTACTCACTGCCGTAGATTTCCCAACACCTTGACCACCATATAAAATAATCATGGAATCATATTTAATACCTGGCTGATAGATTCTAGCAACTGCACCCATCATCCATTTTTTTGTAACTTCTCTATTGTAATGGTTATCTTCAGCACCTAAATAATCAATGAAGAGCGTTTCAATTCTTTTGATTCCGTCCCATGATTTAGATTCAATCATCGATTTAATAGGGTGGAATCTATTTTGATAAGCTTCCTTTTCAATCACAGTATCAATAAGATCACGGCTAAACTGCACATTATACAATCTATCAATATGTGAAATCACATGTGTGGTATCTATATCAGCCCAATAATAATTCGCATCCCCTTTTGACCTCCAATACGGTAGACGTTTCAGTTTGGTTACTTTTTCAAAAGCGTCATATTGTACTAGCCCTTTTAAACTCTCATCATTACACAATATGATTTCAGCATTTGTAGTCGTTTTTTTCAATGCTTGTGTAGTAGCAGAACGCCTTAATTGACTTTTCCAATCATTAGCATTTAAAACACCGGTTCTGCTATCAATCATTTCAAATACTTCTTCGTTTGTAACATCTTCCAAACAAAAACCTCCATTTCTAACTGTATTTACTATCTTTTTTCAAAATACTTTTAAAAGTATTGTTTACTTCACTTTGATTAATAGGTGGTTTGCATACACTTGCCCACGCACTCACTAACCCATAAACTAAGTTTGGATCTACATACCTACGCAAAAGATAACCTGTAATTGAAGCCAATGTTGAATTGCGCTCTCCCTCACTTACACCAAAAGCTATATCTCGCCAATACGCACTATCACGTCGTGTGTACCCTTTGATATTAGGACTATCATTTGATTGTTTATACCCCTTTGACCACTGCTCGAGCATATCAACATTCATAATCGGACAGTCATTCACTCGTTTAATAAATATGTGTCCTTTTTGAATAACTGGTAACGCAAAACATCTACTTGGCTGATATGAACCTTCATCAACTTTGTGGCCAATTTTATTCGCTAATACTTTTGTATAATTACGATAATCATCTGCACTTATTCGCTCATTTAGAGGGATATACAGGCGTATTCTAGCTTGTTCAGTTCTGTGCGAGTAACTTGTGTGCCAAAACCATGCAACATTGCTTAAAGCTGAGCTGATTGCTTCATGTAATTGCTTTAAATCATTTATTTCATCGTAATCAAGTACAATCACATCTCTGTATACGACATTAACGTCATTGCGATGCTTTTTGATAATTTCACCATGATCATTTGCACCGTTTTTAATATCACCGTAAACAGCAACACCACGTGCATACTTATAATTTGCTTCTATAGGTACAGACAGTTTATTAACCAACTTACTCCAATTAATTTTTGAAAAGCTATTAAATGAACGTGAGTCTAAACTTTCATAATGTACCACTGAAACATGTGTGTCATATTCTAATTTAATTTCATTCATTTTTTGCACCTCTAGTGATTCACAGAGTAAAAAATGTTATAATAAACATGTGTAATTTCTAAATTACTCTGTGATTTTTAATTTTTGTGCGTCATCTGATACCTCGCCAAAGTTCTCAGATGATGCTTTTTCTATTTCATGAAATTTTTGTATAAGTTCACCGAATTCTTTTAAGTACACATGTAATAACTCAACTGTATGTTCATTTTGTATACGATGTTCTAAATAGCTAGCAGAAAAATTAATATGTTCCCGTTTTGTTTCTAATTCATTTTTTACAAATCTATCTTCAACAAACCAAGCATGTTTGGTAGCTACATCATTAATTTTTTGTTTTATCACTTCAATGTCACACATTAAATCTTTAATTTCCCAATTCATTTTTATTCTCCTTTCTCTAATTGAAAATTATTCTTTAATTCTTGTGCGCACCATTTCATTATCAATTCTAAGTGCTTTTCACGACTGATCTCTGAAACCACTTCAATACTATTAACATATTCTGTGTGTTCATAACTTTCCAAGTTATTCATGACACTTAACTCAAGTTGATAAACCACGTGTTCTATTACTTCTTTTTGTTCATTATTCATTTTCTAATCCTCCTGTTAAATTACATCCTAAAGTTATTAGCCAAGCATAAACGCTAAAAGCAACATACATGTTAGATATTGCTAGTAATAAAATTGTTAACAATGAAACTAAGCAGATATAAGTTAAGTACATTTTCATTGCCTTGCCTCCTATTCTCCTACTTTAATTTTTGATGAAAATAACTCATCAATTGGCATATCATACATTTCTGAAAGAATCTGACACTCATTTAAATTAAATATTGCTTTACCACTTTCCTTTAACTGGTAACGTTGTGGACTAATACCAAGTTTGCTAGCAACTTTCTTTTGTGTGTCACCTTTTTCTTTTCTAGTAATGTATAACATTGGATAAGCTAGTTTTGTCATTTGAGCACCTCTTTTACGTAGTTTTACGTCGGATTTTAATTAAAAAAAATATCATCTAAAGTTATATTGGTCATTCCCTTTGAAATAAGTATGTTTTTAAAAGTTAACATTTCTTCTTTCTTAAATTCCGTTTTTCCTTTTTCTTTATTTCTGTATGACTGTTCTGATATTTTAAGCTCTTTTGCCATTTGTTGTTGTGTGAAGTTCAACATTTTCCTATAACCCAGTACTTTATTCACTTATTATCACCTCTTCCCTAGACGTAAGTTCTCGTCTGTATGTATAATATAACAGACACGAAAACTAAAAGCAACACAAAAACGTCGGTTTACGAAAGTTTTTATAGATATTCTCATTAGATAGGAAGTGAAAATATGGATAAAAAAACAGATATTGGTTTACGCATCAAAAGTATCAGACTTGCTAAAGGATTGAATTTAAGAGAATTTGGCGAAGAAATATCAAAATTAACAAAAGAAAAAAAATATATTTCGGATAGTATAGTTAGTCGATGGGAAAAAGGGGTGTCAATCCCCAATGCCAAAAGGTTAAAAGCTATTGCAGAATATGGTAATGTGTCTATTAATTTTTTACTATATGGAAATGAGATTTCATACGAAGATATTTATCAAAACATAAAATCAGTGAATATGAAAAACAATATTCAAGACAAGTTAATTGATTTTATCGTTAATTATATGCCCTCTAGTGAGCAAAATACTTATTATTTTAAAGTAGCTAGTTTAATTACAATTATTAATGATCATACAGATTCAAATATAGATTGTATAATAGAACAAATGTATTCATTCATCTCAAATGAGAACATGACATTTTACCATCACGGTGTTTATTTATTGCTAAACGAAGATTTCAAAAAATTACCTGTACAATTATATCTCACTGAATTTATTTATCATTTATTAATCCAAATTTCATTAAAATATCCTGAAGTCTACTTTTTAAACTTGTTGTCGCAATTTGACGACCTCAAAAGTAATATACAAGAAATTTCAACTAAGCATGAAATATTACACAATCATACTAGAAGAAGTAAAATAGCAGAATTTATAGACTCTAAAGAATACCAAAAATTAATGAATAAAATCGATGTTATGAAAGAAAAGTTACTCAATAAAAATATTTTAAAAAAACAAGGCGATACTCATGACACATAACTTAAACCTATCCCATAACATATATAAAGACACTAAACGCGGTACTTATTATTTCCGTATCACTTACTATGACAAGAGCAATACTCGTAAGTACATAACACGTAAGGGGTTTAAACAACGTAAAGACGCAGTTAAGAAATGTAACGAAATGATGGACGAATTAGAGGGAGTCGGACACCTTAATAGATTACCTTTTGACAAGCTCGTTGAAGAATATATAGACTGGTATTCAGCACGTCGAAAGACATCAAGTGTAAAAGCATTAAAAACACATACAAATAACCACTTGCTACCTTATTTTAAATCTATGGATGTATTTAAAATGACTACACAAGATGTGATGAAATTTCAGAATAAGAAGTTAAAAGAGGGGCATTCTGGAGACTACTTAAAGAAGATGCATGTATATTTAGTATCATTACTGAATCATGCAATGAAGTTTCATGAGTTAAAACAAAATGTTGCATCTCTTGTAGGGAATTTTGAAATAGAATCACAGAAACGATTGAATTATTGGACATTAGAACAATTCAATCAATTTTATGGTGCGCTAGTGACACAACAACAAAAGTTATTCTTTAAACTATTGTTCTACTCTGGAGCACGCAAAGGCGAAATCAGAGCGCTCACATGGCGCGATATTAACTTTGATGATGATTTTATCCATATAAACAAAACGGACTATCACGGTGAAGTGACAGCCCCTAAAACGAAATCAGCCATACGCGATATATATTTGCCTACTCACATGATGGATGACATCAAAGGTTATTTAAATTGGTATAAAGAGAATAACATATTTAAAGATGATTATGTATTATTTGGTACATTCTATAAAGCTTACAGCGAGTCTACCATTGATCGTTGGTTTACTAACGCATTAAAAGTGTTGGATGAGCAATTACCAAATGGACAAAATTTCCCTAGAATCGTTATACACGAGTTAAGACATAGTCATGCATCTATGTTAGTTAATCTAGGGGCCAGTGTAATGATTATAGCTCAGCGTTTAGGTCACAGCGATACGACTGAAGTATATAACCGATATGGTCATTTATATCCTAGTACACAGAAAGAAATAGTTAAATACTTATAA